TTTGTTTGTTGAGCCTGTTTTTCAGCTGCACGTTTTTGGGCTTCGTAGTTAGCTTGAGCCTGAGAGTTCTGTTCAGCTGCTTGTTGAGACCCTGAGATCCCGCCAAAAATTGAAGCGGCACCACCAATTAAAGCTCCAATCGCAGCGGGTCCGATGTTCATCTCCAAGCCTGACTCAGCCAGCTGATCATCTAGGAGACTGTTATTTTTTGGATTAAATTCAAACATTAAGCCCTCCTATAGAATCGTGGTGAATAGTTACCTTCCCACATCATCGACACCAACGATACAGGGTATGGAAAATCACTTGTCACTTTAAGTTCAAAATTAGTATTACGTTGATGGATAGGTACGATGAATAAGAAGTTAGACTCTACAGGTACATCATTAGCACCGTAGTTATCCATAGCAGTGACTTCTTTAATCTCAGTCCACTCCCTACTGCTACCTAAACGACTCTTAAACGTCAGTGCACCGGTTCTACCGGCAGACACTTTGACCCTGGAGATAGTGAGGTTAGCAGTAAAGTCAGTAGTGTTCTCATTCCTTCTGAAGTAGAAGGTAGGAAGTGTTACTTCAAACTCATACTTGTACCCAATAACAATACCGCTAGCAAAAGAGGTGAGATCCCCTTGAGCTTCCAGGTAGTTATAGTTAGTACCACTCTCTACTTTAGGATTAGCTTGTACTGTGTAGCCCTCATCCGTAGCAGGATTGACTAGCAACACCGTAGCTTCTGTAGCAGAGATAGGGGTGTAGGGTGTATATATTTTAGTGATGTCATTGTTAGAGTCATACACCACCGCATCGACACTTGGGTGCGGCTTGGTGGGCCTTGCAACGTAGTCTAGGCATGTACTACCGTCCGTGCTAGTAGACGTTGCTGTGACGGCTCCTGTGGGCAGCTCATCGAGTGTGATGGTTTGGATAGTGTACTCATCCTCGTGTTGAGAAATAATTACTATTTCATCGTTTAGAATAGTAGCGTCCTGAATCGTACCAGTCAGTTGCCACTTAGTCCACGCTTGGAATAGATTCTCTTCACCGTTGTTATAGAAACGGAAAATATACAAATACGACGAACCTCTGTCTACAAGAATAGCCAAAGAGTTCTGAGGACTAACAATGATGTTATCAATGGTTGAAGGTATCCACTCCAACACAGCCTTACTGATGTCTACAACAACAGGGTTTTGTTGAACATCTTGAAGCTGGATAGAGAATACTTTACTGTAATCAGCAACCTTACTGACAAACAAAGCAGTCGTACCTACGTCTACAGGTGAAATGTTAGTAGCCATTTCATAGCTAGAAATAGCACGAACAATAGAGTTAGTAGGAGTAAGGATACTAGTATCTGTAGAGAAAACCAGGAACTGTTGGCGCTCACTAAACAAGGTAAGACCTTGAGGTGTAGGGAGAACGTCAATCAGTTTAACTGGACGTACACTAGACACGTTCAAGTCAATAGGATCAGAGTCAATCTGAGTCAACGCTGAACGAGAGAAGAAGTTATAGGAGTCGTTAGCTACACCAAAGATAATGTTGTCTTCAGCCAACACACCAAAACGGTTGTTGTAGAAGAAAGTTGATGTAATTTTTTTCCCAATAAATGAGGGGTCAGGGTTGGTAACAGTATCACCTGCTTCCCTACCTTTGAGTTGTGCACTAGTCAGTGGACCAAAGGTAAACGTAGTTGCACCAGTGTTTGCCAGTTCATGAGGCATGGTAGCAGCATCAATGCCAGGAGACACATCACGTGCTCTTGCCTCTTTCCAGTAGCCCCTACCTTTCTCTGTGTTGTAAGCTACATACTCTACGTAGTAATCATCAACAGCAGAGTCACTGTTAAGGATGGTGACGTGATGACCGTGGAAGGATTCAATAGGAAGTTTAGCAACATCAGTTACTTCATCCTCAAACACTTCCAAAGAATCGTTGTTTAAACCACCTTTAGCTTCAATAGTGAACGGTGCATTCTTACCTTTCCAAGTAGCTGCGTTGTACGCCGGATCAGTATCCTCGTAATCAGTTAGTACTTGGTTAGGAGTGTTAGCAGGTGTACCTGAATCGTAGAAACGTTTAATAACAAGACTGTTAGTGTATCCTTCAATACACCAAGTACCGTTGAAATCAGCATTACTTGCACCTTGTTGAGTAGTAATAGTGGCTACTACATCATCAACCATGTCAGTGTTAGCATTGACACTACCACTATCGTACAGCAGCATGTCATCAAACGTGGTACTATTCTGGCTGGTAGAGACAGAGCTAATACCTTGAATAGTTACAGTGTAGTCATACGTAGCTACAAGAGTCAGTAACTTGAGGGTAGCAACAGAGTCAGCCACATAACTACCAGCTGCTTGCATAGCAGTAGTAACGGTACGGTTAGTAATAACAGTAACGTCTTGAATACTACGGAAGTGGTAATCGTTAGCAGTAGTACCAGTCAGATAGCTTGTGCCAGTGTTGGTAACTGTACACCACGTACCATCTTTTTTCCAGATGTAGATGTTAGTACCTTTGATAGCACCAACATAAGACGTGGCTGCACCTCTATCAATTGAGAACCAGACAGCACCGTCAAGAGCAGTCTTGTTAAACGGTGTACCACCAGAGTCCTTAAGTTGTTCGATAAACTTCATTCCCGGTCTTTTCAGTAGACCGTAGGTGGGATCAGGATACCCGTTAATACACTCAGATACCTGACCTTCTAGTTTCTTGTCGTCATTTTGTTTGGAGACACCACCAAGAAAATTAGGTGTCAGTTGAGTTACTGCAGGCATTAGCGGATCAATGCATTAAAGGGACTGTAGCTCTTATAGTAGTTACCCTCTTGAGGATCACCAAAATAAGTTAGATCGTTTTGATTACATTCGTACTCAAGAGCCATTGCCCTTGCATACGCTTCCTTCTGTTGCAGCATTTGATATTGGTTAGGATCACCAACGACTCGGCTAGAGACAATAGCTGCAGCACGTGCTACGACATAAGCTTGGATAGGTTGAGGAAGGTAGGTATAGTCATACTCCCACACCACATCAAAGTAAAATGTTTCATCACTATCCCACACATCAGTGTGCTTGATAGTATCGTACAGGTAACCACCACGGTTAACTGCATTACGTCCAAGGTTAGCTACGTAATCCTGACTAAGATCAAGTTGGATAACGTTGTTTGGAATCTGGATTTTGTCATTACTATCTGGTTGAATACCAGAGTAGTTACGTTCCCTATTGAAAGACCAGCCTTCTGATTGGACTTCCCGGCAAACCTCTTTAAGAGTGTTGTATGCAATCGCAACTTCCGGGTTGGTTTGGTTTTCAACTCTGTAAGAAACAATAGACTTGAGCATCGTGGTATTGCCTACAGTCTGAGAGATGTTAACCGTGTAGTTATACGTCTCAGGAGTGGTGCCTTGGGCAACACCTGCAGCAGCAATAGAAGTATTAGGAGTCACACCAGTACCAGAGATATAGGTACCAACTGCAATACCAGATGTTCCCGTAGTCAACGTGGTACCACTAATTGATCCAGTAAAACTATCAGTCTTTTCTAGTACAAAAGTTTCTTCAGTGTCAAGAGAATTTACAGGAGCCTGACCAACTGACGCCAGGATCTGATTAACAGCTTGTAGCTCAGTGTTGGAGCCAGTAGTCGAGTAAGGCATTTGATTCTTATTCTCAATAAGGAATTAAAAAAAAGGAGCCCCCGAAGGAGCTCCCGTAAAACGATATTAAAATCAGAAAGCGGTAGGAGCAGTAGCACCCACGTACAGCTCAACAGCTGCAGCAGGGTTCAGGTAGTCGCAACCGCAAGCCAGACGACCCAGCATCACATCACCTTGGTAGATGACGGACACATCGCCGCTGGTGACTTGCACCTGAGGACCAATAGCTTCCACCATACCGGCTGCTTCCTTTTGGAAGATCAGACCGCAGGAGGTAGAACCGAACTCAGCAGCAGTACCGTAGTCGTTGTTGATACCAGTTTGAGCAGTATCAGCATCTTCCAGAGCCACTTCCACGAAGTCACCAGTGTTACCAGGATCAGTCACACCAGTGGTACCGCCGTACTTGGTACCGTACTTACCCAGGAACGGAATGTTCATGGACTTGTAGATCTTGATACCAGCGATCTCGATGATGCCATTAGCGGACTGCAGAGCAGTACCTTGGACATCACGGTTCACCAGACCATTAGTACCGACCGCTTGGATGAGGGAGTAGTACTGACGGGGGTTCAGAACAGCCACACGACCGTCCATGGACACACCCTTTTCATCCATAGCAGCAGCTGCATCATAGAACGCAGCAATCAGCTTAGCGGAATCATAAGCATCAGCTTCAGTACCAGCACCAGTACCGACTTGGATTTGGGTACCACCGGGCTCAACATAACCAGTAGCACTCACAGGGCTAGCCTTACGAGCACCACGTGCAATAGCACGGAAGGCAAGGCGGTCATACTTCTCAGCCAGGGCATAGCCGATCTTACGAGAGATCTCGCTACGCAGGTCATAGTGAGCAAGCACTTCGTCCAGCTCATACACAAAGGCAGAGCTGATCAGCAGGTCATCACAGGTGATGAGCTTCTCGGCCACCGGGGGTGCACCGTTGCTATCACCCAGGATGCTGTTACCAGGAGTATGGAACTCGGACTT